GCCTCATCCCAGAGCGCGGCAATGGTGGCGTTGATTTCGTAGAGCTTCACGACATTTCCTCCAACAAGCGTATAACCTGCAAGCGACTGAGCTCGCACGGGCGGTTGATGATCAGCCGATCCTTGCGCGCTTGGTAGGCGGGCTGGTCAATGTCGAGTCCGGCTGGGCGAGAGTTGCGGCGGATATAGGCAAGCTGGTCGGCGCGGCTCTGTTGGCCAGTTGGGCCGAGTGCCTGCTTCACCTGCTCCGGGCTCATAGCATGGAGAGGAACCATGATGGTATCGGCCTCGCTGCTACCCATCACGACCTCGACCGCACCGCGCTTGATGATCTCGGCTTGAGCGGAGACTGGCAACTGCTTAACCTTTTTCGCGGCGGCGGAGTTATCGAAGAGCAGACTAGGATTTAGACTTCCTTCTCCCACTCGGAGCAGATCACCAACAAGGCGCGGTGATGCACCTGCGCTGATCACCTGGTCGATGATCGTGGCGTCGGTCTCCTTGAGGCGAACGAGCATTTGAGCGGCTTGGAGCAGCGTGTTTGCGCTGCCTTGAAGCAGGGTTAGGAAACTCTCCACGCTGTCGGGGAGGGTGAGTGTTTGATTATCTATTTTCATTTTTGATTTGGGCTGAGATTTGTTTCTGTGCGGTGGCAGCGACCTTCTGGATGGCCGCGATTGTGGTTTGTAGCTCGCAGAGGTGGGCGTGCTGACGGGCGCGGCGACTTAGCGCCTTCCTCTTTTCAGGGTTGGCTTTTCGATATGCGGCCTTCCGCGCCTTTTCTTTTTCGGCGTTGGCTTTGTAGTATGCGGCACTCTGCGCCTTTACCTTTTCAGGGTTAGCTTTGTAGTATGCGGCATTCCACGCATTAACCTTTTCAGGGTTGGCTTTTTTCCATGCGGCACTCTGCGCCTTCCTCTTTTCAGAGTTGGCTTTGTAGTATGCGGCCTTCCGCGCTTTCTCTTTTTCAGAGTTGGCTTTTCGATATGCGGCCTTCCGCGCCTTTTCTTTTTCGGCGTTGGCTTTGTAGTATGCGGCACTCCGCGCCCTCTCCTTTTCAGCGTTGATTTCGTAGAGTTTCACTTTGCACCTCCTCTGCGAGAGGCGAGCATGGCATCAGCGTAATCATAAGCCGCACGAGCCACTTCTCCATCGGTTGCGCTCATCTTTACTCTAGTCTCGCTCGACGTGATGCCAGCCAATGCCTGACCCGCGAACCAGTCGCGTAGGCTCATTCCGTTGGTTGGAGTGTGCGTTTCCTTGCCGTTGCGAAAACCATAAGTTTCACAAGGAAATGCTGCACCACCGTCGATATTTGGTGCGAATGCAATCATCACCGGCGCCTTCATTTTGCAGCCTCCTCACGCATCCGCTTCAGGATGATTGCAGCCTGATCGGTGGTCAGCTCGGAAAGCTCGACGGCTTGATAATGGTCTTGGGCGCGATCCAGCACCTTCTTCGCGGCCGGCGACTTGGCTGCGATGGCTGCAATCTCAGCCAGTGCATCGGCTGGAACATTGGCAGGCTCAGCCTTGGCTGCAATGGCGAGCGGAGCGCGGGCCTGGACGCCGACAAAGATGTGGCTGATCTGCTCGGAGGCAAATGCCATTGAGGCCGGCAGTCCAAAACGATTTTTGGCATCCCATGCTGCGCTGTGCTCAAGATGGAGAATGCGTTCCTTGCCTCCGGTAATTTTGTTGCGACCATCAGATCCCTCGACCACCTGAGTTTTAAAGTTGGCGAAGCCAAGAAGATCCGCCCACTCCTTGAGGATTGGTGAAACCTGCTTAGCTAGCTTTAGCTCGTAGCGATCAAAGCCGTCTGTCTGGTCGGGTGGCGACTGGCGGACAATCTTTGAATGCGCCAAGAACACCACATTCTTTCCGCGAGAGACAAGCGCTTCGGCGCGAGCGATAATCTTTCGAAACTCTTCGGCAAGTATGACGTAGCCCTTGCCGAATCCGAAATCCTCTATGCTCTTTTTGTTGTGCTTTTTGAGCACCATCTCCGCGCAGGCAGCTTCCGCCCAGTCGGCGGTGTCGATGACAATGGTCTCAAAGTCGGTGGTTAAACATTCTGTGAGGGCCAACTCAAGGTCAGCCCATGTTTCGACATCAGCGCGAGCCACGTCAAGGTGGGAGGTGCCTTTCTCAAGATCAAGGAAAAGCGGACTGGGAAGCCCAGCCGCGAATGTGGATTTTCCAATGCCTTCGACGCCGTAAATCACGGCGCGGACGGCTTGCTTTTGTTTACCTTTGGATATGTTCATTTTTTCAGTTTTAGTTTTGTGGGTTGAATACCGACCTGAGATAGGCCGATTAAAAAAAGCCTGCGCGCCACTGCGGCGGCTGGCTCGATGCCAAGCGCAGATGACTTTCGAGCTGCCTCAAAAGCCGCGTGCTGCGCTGGCGTAATTGTGAATGAGATTTTCTTCATTGCACCGGAATCAAGATCAACAAGAAAAAGACAAGTCAACCACTTTCTGTCCAAGTTGGAATAATTATTTTACGACTGAAACCAGAGCATGACATTCCAACTGATTCTTAAATCGCTTGATCTTCCGGCTCCTGTAACCGAGCACCGATTTCACGCCGAAAGAAAGTGGAGGTTTGATTTTGCTTGGCCGGATATGAAGGTCGCTGTCGAGGTCGAAGGCGGCATCTGGACTGGTGGCCGACATACGCGCGGTGCAGGATTTTTAAAAGATATGGAGAAATACAACCACGCTGCGGCGGCGGGCTGGTGCGTGCTACGTTGCACTCCGACGACTTTGATGAGTGGGCCAATGCTGAATCTTCTGGCGCGCGTGCTTAGAGATCGGCTCGGTAAAATCTCAGTTTAAAAATTACCTTCATTTTTTGGTTCTGCTTATTCTACTGTTGAGCAGAACGGAAAAGCCGTCCGCTTCGGCCATGCAGAAGAGTCCGCACGAAATTTGTGGGTCGGCGCCCTTGGGCTCGCCGGGCTCGATTTCGTCGAGGTAGATTTCGGCGCGCACGCCGTCCCGAGTCTGCTGATTCTAGGCTCAGGGTTTCAGTCGGTGCTTTCATAGTTTTTCGATGGGGCGCGGCTCACCGCTGACGTTCGGCAGATCTAACCACGGACGAGCCGTAGGTGCATTCGGGTGATTCATTCATGGCCATATAGCATCCACGGTGTATGTCCCACTTGGCATTTGCAGCAGAAAGCCAAGCGCGATATCTCTCGCTCTCGGCGTGCTGCTTTACTCGCTGCTTCCACCATTTGCGCGTAGGCCCAAATTTACCATCCATAAGATCGTAGGCTATCACCTTTGCGTTATCTCTTAGGTAGCTTATGGCCACCTGCTCCATTTCCCTGACACCGATAGGATACGCTGGCCATTTTTCGGCCAGCTTCTCGGTTTGTTCTTTAGATAATTCTTTCATTTATTTTTTGGATTTAATTGCTTGGATATAGTGTGAGTGATGATAACCTACCGAATCCGACATAACTGGACTAATCCAGTTGTCATACAAGGATGTGTCTATTCTTGAATAGCATGACACGTTGCTATTCTCCCATCCTAACCCTCGGTATTCCCATTTATCGTATCCTTCCGGCAGAGGTGGGGGCGAGGGTAGATGTTTAGGTATGCGAAATCCACCCAATTTAATTATCGAGTATTCTTTTTTTTTAGCCTTAAGCCTATCCGACATAATCTTATTATATACTGGGCATATCGTGTCATTCATGTGGTTTATTTAGTTTATCAGAATTTCAATCTTATACAAAGCCTAACCAGTCGTTTCAGAGAACGACCATAGCTGGCATGGTTTGCGATTGTGGCATTAGGGCTGGTCGCCTCTGAACTTGGCGTTAGGCCAAGGCGGAAGAGGCATCCAATGCGTCACCTCCTGCGGGTTGCAGAAGAAGTCATCCCCTTCGGAATCGTCCCACACTTTGTAATATGCGTTCCACTGAAGGATTCGCATTTCGTATTTCCACACGCAAAGGCACGCTGCGTGATCGTCCTTTGGAAAGTTCGGTGGGTTTTCTGGCAGGCGGTCGGCGGAAGAAATCCAGCCTAACCAAGCAGTCGAGCCAACGACCACCTCTGATTGCATTTCTTTATCGTTCATAGTTCTAAGGGTTAAATGGTTGTGTGGCTGCGTCCCCGTGGTCGCGGCTCACTTGAACGTTAGCCTTCAATCACCAGCCAGTGTCCGGGCTCGGTGGTTTCGTCGGCGGATTCTAGCCAGTCGCAGCCCGCACCGCTGGCGGGCATTACGATGCCATCGTCGTCCGGCGATGGGAAGGTCGAGAGATTGACGCCGACACGGGCGGAACCGCATCCGGCTTCAATCATGCGTTCGGTGAGTGCGTGGAGGTCGCGTATGGTCATAAAGAAAAACGGAGGCTAACAATTCGCTACAGACAAGCCGGTGGCTTGTCACAGGGCGTGCCGGGGCCACTAGCCCCGGCTGTCTGATCTTGAACGTTAGGCAAAGAAGGAATCACCATGAGATGTTCGCTCCTAATTCTTGCGCTCGCTTCATCCAGCAGCGTTTCAGCTCTTGGTTATACGGGCTGTTCTTCACGTCCCATACTTCGATAATGTCGATTGCCATATCCAGCAGGCAGGCCACGTCCTGTTTTTCGTTGCCCGAATGGAAATACGGAAAAGACGACACCGCCGAACCATTTTCTAACGGTTTATTTGATGTCGTTTTCATAGAGTATTCTTCCGCGCCTGCGGCTCATCTTTGACGTTATGCAAAGCGGAGTATTTCGCCCGTTCGCTTGCGGCCCATCGCGCTTTATCTTTGCGCAGTTCGGCCTCGGGAAGAGCCGCGTCGTTTGCGTAGTCCCATGCCATCATGGTATCGCCGCACTTCATGCGCCCGTATATTTTGCAGACCTTCTGGAGTCCAGAAAGCCGAGCCTTCGGAGCATAACAAGACGCCAGAGCCAACACGGGCAACTGGTCGTTTTCTGCGTTTATAGGTTTCGTATTCATATAGTTATTCGCCGTGCGGTTCATCTTTTACATTTTTTATCGCACCACATTTCCGCATTTTGATTCCAGCCTCGTATAGGATTCGAACGACAAGAGTGCGACTGAGTTTCGTGGTTTTCTCAACATGATCAATGCCTCCATCTGCGTAAGCATTGATAACGCGAGCGCGCAGAGCTGGCGGGTATGGGTTGATTTTTGCAGCGTGCAACCAGGAGCCGAGCGTGGTCGGTTTGATCCTGTGCTTTTTAGCAAATGGGTGAAAGTCGCGTTCATCCTCTGGCGTGGCCAACCACTTTTTTAAACAATCATCGCGGCGTTTATTCACGCGAATTTTAATCGGCTTAAGCGCTTTTGGATTCGGCAGATTTACTTTTATGCGGTTGATGACTTTTTTTTCTTCAACGTATTTGGCCTGTTTGAGCATAAAGATCCGCACGCGCTCCGCGCACAATCCCACGGGAGTTGATCGTGCTCCGCATCGCGCCAGCATGATGTCGGCCATGTCCAAAATTGATGTGCTGCGTCCTTCTGCCATTAATCTTCCGTTCCATGTGCTCATATTTTTATTGGTTAAGTGCGGGCCGGAATGGCCTGCATTGGACACGCTAAGCACATCGCATCTTTACCTTCAACTTAAAAGCAAATGAAAGTTTCCGCCTCCATTTTTAGCTCGCATTATTCGGCAGACAAAGCTTTGCGCGAGGCGATAACATGGACAAAAGATAACGGTCTGTGCTG